GCCACGTGCGCGCTGCACGACCGTAGGGTGGGTTGCACCAAACGCGCCCGAACCACGGCATTTTCAAGCCGTCAATCGCTTCGGTATAGTAAATCGGTGCATGATACCAAGGTGCGTCGGGCGGCGCACACGGGTCAAGCGTGAACTCACCCAGCGAACGGACCAGTTCGGGTGGGGTGAGCCACACGTCTGTCGTTGCGGCGCTCCGGTTGTCGGACTGCTGAAACCTGCTCATACCCTCGGCCCCCACACCGCTTCAACGTCCGCGATTCGCCAACGGCGCGGCTTGATACCGGGTATGCACGGCACGGAAAACCGCCCGTCTTCCAACATATTGTAGAAGGTTTTTCGGCTCACCCCAAGATGTCGTGCGACATCCGTAGCCTTGTATGTCGATTGGCTCATTTGTCCGTTCTTAGACAGATTCGCCTGATCCGGTCAACACACTTTTACACATTTCCGCTTGACCCGAATCGATTCGCCCGTCTAAGCGTCCGACATGGCACGAGGCGTCCCGAAGAACCAAGACGGAGCATACGCGCTCCACGACATCATCGCTGGCACCGGCACAGGTCGAGCAGCACAGAACAAGCGATGGTGGGCGCAGCGGTTGATGGGACCGGAGCGTGAGAAATATGCGCGGATGCTGATGGGTCTGCCGGCTAGGGAGAATGACGAATGACAGTGCATGTGATGGCAGATTTGGAGACGTGGGGCACCGAACCAGGGTGCGATATTCGGTCGATTGGTGCAGTGGTGTTCGATCCGGTGGCTGGCACCGTCTCCGACACCGATCAATTCTACATCGCAACAGACAATCCACGCGGCTACGGCGGCACCCCGTCCACTCGCGGCAGGTTTTTCGAGACCGGCAAGCCGACCGACCGCCTGCGTTATCCACTGAAGCGTGACCCCAAGACCGAACAATGGTGGTCCGAGCAATCCGCTGAAGCACAGTCTGCGTTCGAAAATCCGGTGGATCTGCGCATCGCTCTCAGCCGGTTCAGTGTGTGGCTGGTGGACGTGTGCCCTGACCCGTCCGATTTGCGCCTGTGGGCACATGGTCCACAGTTCGACGTGTCGATCCTCGCTGCGGCATATGCAGCGGTTGGTGAGCCTGTGCCGTGGCACTATCGCTCCCCGCGCGACGTGCGGACTATGCTGGACGCTGCTGGCATCGACGATCACAGCGGGTGGCTCAAGCAGTATCCGGGGCCGCTGGGTGTGCCGCACCATGCGCTCGACGACAGCATCTGTCAGGCTCGGGCGGTGTGTGCGGCTTGGGAGCGGCTGAATAATGGGTAAGAAACTCCACGCCCGAGGCTGTCCCAAGTGCGGCACTGATGCGATCGTCAAGGACAGCCGACCTGTAGCATCTGGCGACATCCTCCGTCGCCGCGAATGCACCGGCTGCGGCTATCGCTACACCACGATCGAAATTCTCTATGGCCCACACGAGCGTTGCAAAGAGGTCGCGCAGTGGGCCAGTGAGCATAATCGGGATATATTCGGAGAACAGTAATGAGCGTGTGGGCAATCAAGCAGGGTTACAGATTCGAAGCGTTCGAAGTCATCAAAGAGACCGAGAAGATGGTTTTCTACAATGACAGGCGAGAATGCCGAGCGCAAAAGATCGATCGCGTTCATTCATCCTATGCCTCATCCGGTGGTTTTTTGCCTTGGCGTGGAACCGAGCAGGAAGCGAAAGCGATCGCTGAAAAACTCGTGTCGATCCGTGCCGAGCGCGACAAACGCCAGCGTGAAGCGAACGATTACATGGTGCGTGAGTGCGCCAGACTGCTCGGGGGTGACTCATAATGGTCCAAACGATCCAATGCTATCTTGACGGTGCAGGTGGTATTCACCGCAGCGCAGCAGATGCACACCGCGCCGATCTGCAACAGTGGCTTCAGGCGACCGGCTCGGTCAATGAAGCGAGTGCTGCGGCGCTCTCGCGGCTCGTGGTGGACAACCGCGAGACCCTGTTTGAACTCGTGTCGATGCTTGAGGCTGTGGCACGTGATGTGGAGCACCCCGATGCAAACTGACCCCGTGTCTTACATCCGCAAGCGCGCCATTGCTCTGCGTGAAGCAGCGGCTAAGACGCTCGATCCTGCCGTCCGCGACGATTACACGTCTGGTGCGCGGTATCTCGATCTGGTCGCTGATGAACTGGAGCACGGGTTCCATGAGTGAGTGGCGCTCACAGGGGAAGCAGGTGCTTCAGGACGGTCAGCATTTCGCCGATGCAGCTGGCGAACTTGAAGCGATGATGATCGTCAACGCGATGCGGGCACTCGACCGACCGACAATCGGTGACGTTATCACCCGACGCGGTGCAGCACTGTGTCGCCCGCGACGGGAGGGCGATGAATACGTGTGCTCGAAGGGGTGCGGTGTTCGCTGGGACGTGCGAGAGAGTGCGCCGCGTTGTGGCCATGCACGCTGACCTATTCCACGTGCCTCAGTGGGCGCTCCAGCAGTCCACAGCGGGTCACATGGTGCTGACGTGCGACGGCTATCCGGTGGCTCAGGGGAGCATTGAGACGGTGGCTCGTAATCCGAACTACAGAAAGGTGAGGCGATGAGTGAATTTGACAGCGAACAAGAACGTCTGGCCCGTGAAGCAAGCGGTCAGTCCCCTGACGACCTTGTGGTGCTTTGTGATGCGGAACTGGCAAAACTGCGTGCCGTGATTTCTGGTGCCGAAGATCGGCCACCCGTTCAGCAATGGACAAAGGCTGAACTTGATGAGTGGGCTCGTGGTTGGACGCGCACCCCGCAGACCGTCCTTCAGGCGTTCATCGACGCGGGTTTTTGCAGTGATCAGGAACCGAGCCGGGAAGTCATGCGGCTGCTGCGCCGTTAAGCATTCATCCAAGCGCGGCGCTGATCCTCGGTGAAGTGAGCCACCATCGGATCACGCGCGACCAGCAAAGACTGGATGATCACCCGATCACCCGCTTCAATGCCCGCCTGCTTCACCTGTTGCCGTAGGGCGGTGATCCCACCGGGGAAGTGGAACAGGACGCCTGCATGGGACCGTCCGACGATCTTGCCGATCCCGCGAGCCGTAACAGCTGACACGCCGCCCTGATGCCAGAGGTCGATGCCTGCCTGGATCATTGCGGCTTTCTGCCGTTCCCCGTGGATATACTTAGCCATCAGATGCACACCCCGTCTCGCGGGGCACCAAGGCAAGGGATGGACTGCGTGCTCATGGTTGCTTAATGCCCCGAAACCTTACAGGCTGTCAAGCCAGAGGTCAGGCACAGGCGCACCGTGGATCGCCCGAGCGGCTGCATCGGTGAGAACCCCGACCGCTTCCTCGACCGACCAACCTTTTCGACCCTTGATCGCTTGCATCGCTTGGCGGCGACGAAACAGCGCGCATCGGACGTGAGACTTATCATCCCGAACGATGAAGACGGTTCTGCGGTCTGTCACAGCCGCACCAATTCATGCACCTGCCCCGGATCAGTGACGAACCCGCCGATGCCACCGACACTCTTTATCAGTTCAATGAACCGCAGTTGGGCTTGAGCGCGTGTGTCGCTTGGTGTCATATACCAATCGCTTTTTTTACACTCTACCGCCAAGAACAGACCGACTGTCTTGCCCACCATTTCAGGCGTGACGACCACAGGCACAACACCTATGAGGTCGCTGCTTTTCAAGGCACGGTTCATTTGTGCGCTTTCGTTGCACAAACCATAGCGGATGATGCGACCCTGCTTGTCCTCGCAGGCACCCACGTTGTTCCGGTAAGCTAACGCACCCATCCGCGCCAGTTCGAGGCGCACGCGCTGTTGGACTGCTGATTCAAGCATTACCGATACCACCCCTCTACCCGCTGCGCCAACGCATCCATCTCAGCGCGTTTGCCAGCCATTGCACTCAACACATCCACACCAGTGGTCAAGAAGAACCGGCGATAGATCGACCGATCGTCCTCACCCATAGCACGTCGAACACCGGCCCACTGCTCGATCGCAGCCCGTAGGCGTTGCTGCGCCTGGTGGCGCTCCAACTGGCGCGCTGCCGCACCTCGACCGGCCAGATCACCCGCAGCAGCAGCCACGCGCTCCATCGTGTCACCCGGAGCCTCAAGCTGCATCGCAGCGCGCATTGCGGCGAGTGTGGCGCGGTCGAGCAGCATGAGATCCCCGTCCACCTGCTCAATGCTCCGTGCGCCCCCTTCCGGCACAGGCGGTGCCTCGCCGCAATAGGGACAGGCTGGCAGGCAGCGCTCGTATGGACGGCTGCACGACCGGCACGCTGTCAGGGGTATGTCGTCCGGGTCAGCCTCTCGCTTGCTGCGGCGGTCGCGTCGATCAAGGGTCCAGATGTGCGGTTTGTCAGGGAAGCCATGACGCTTCCAATTGCTCACGTGGTCGATCACCAGACCGTGTGACTTGCCTTCGAGCGGACGGAGCGCCCGACCGAACTGCTGAAGGTAGACACCGAGCGATGCGGTCGGACGGGCCATGATGACCACCTCGACCGCTGGCACGTCGAACCCCTCCCCGAACAGGTCCACGTTGACCAGCACGGTCACACGGCCATCCCTGAAGCGTCGGATCATGTCGTTGCGCACATCGCTCGGTGTCTTGGCGCTCACCGCCGCAGCTGTGATGCCCGCTTCATTGAAGCGCTGTGCCATCTCACCGGCTGTCTCAACGTCCGTAGCGAAGCAAATGGCGCGCTTGCCGAGTGCGCGACGCTGGTATTCGATCACCACGTCACCGACGATGTGTGATTTCTGAGACGCCAGACGACCCTTGCGCGGCGACAGATCACCGTTGGCAGTGAAGTCACCGTCGTCCACGAGCAGATCGCTCTCTGGGCACGCGATCTCATAATCCGACAACGCACCCATGTCGATCAGGTCGCGCATCGTGGGACCGAGGATCATGTCGCTGAAGACACCCTCGGCGTGAGAACCGAGACCCATGCCGTCCGCTCGGGACGGTGTGGCCGTCACACCGAGCCCGTAGGCGTTGGGGAACATCGTGACAGCCTTACCCCACTTGTTCGCCCGCAGGACATGATGCGCCTCGTCAATGGTCCAGCGGTTCACCTGCTGCGCCCATGCGGCGAGGGTGTCGGCGCGGGCGATCAGGGTGTCCACGCTGACCACGCTGCATCGCGCATCAGGGTTGACGAATGATCGACCGAACTCGCGGCGGTGCTCTGCGGTGATCTGCGCGACGGACGACTTCGACGCGATGATGCGGTGGGGAATGCCGCGCCGTGCTACGTGCAGGCTCATTTGACCCACCAGTTCGTTCCTGTGGGCGATCACACATTCGGTGAGCCCCTGCTGGTGTCCATCAAGGATGATCTGCGACACGATCACCGACTTGCCCCCACCGGTCGGCAGAACGGCAAGCACGTTGCGGTTGCCAGCTTGGTAGGACTGGTAGGTGCGAGCGATGAGATCGGACTGGTAGGGTCTGAGTTGGATCATCGAGCGGCACCGATCCGCTCGTGTGCGAGCGCGACATATTCAGGGTTCAATTCGGACAGGATTGCATTGCGACCGTGCTTCAGTGCGACCAATGCTGTCGTGCCTGCACCACCAAACGGATCAAAGACCGTCCCGCCGACCGGACAACCTGCAAGGATGCAGGGCTCGATCAAATCAGGTGGGAAAGTGGCGAAGTGTGCGCCTTTGAACGGTCGCGTCTGAACAGTCCATACGCTGCGCCGATTCCGCTTACCGTCATACACTTTGTATTCAGGCGGTCTTGAGTTGACGCCCGTTTGCGCCGCACGTTCTGCACTACCCTTCGCGCCCTTGGTGCCTGCCGGTGTCACACCGTCTTCCTTCATTGCGGCACTGTCGAAGTAATACCTCGGTGACTTGGACAACATGAAGATATACTCATGCGCCTTGGTGCATCGGTCGCGGACGCTCTCAGGCATCGGGTTAGGTTTGTGCCAGATAATGTCTTGGCGCAGATACCAACCGTCCGCTTGAAGCGCAAAAGCGACTCGCCACGGAATGCCGATGAGGTCTTTTTCTTTGATTCCGTTAAACCGATTAGACATTCTGACACCGCCTTTCGCGGCTCTTTCCGCCCAATTATCGTCTTTGAAGTTGTTAAGCGACGGCTGATGACTGCTCGTTCTCACTTTTGTTCGGTTGTTGTAACTATCGCCCAAATTCAACCACACCGTCCCATCGTCGCGCAGCACGCGGCGTACGCTGCGAAACACCTGAACGAGTGCTTCGACAAATTCATCAGGTGTCGGCTCAAGTCCGAGTTGTCCATCGACACCATAGTCACGCAGCCCGAAGTAGGGCGGCGACGTGACGACTGTGTGGACGGACTGCGGGGCCATGCAGTAATCCATCGCCTTGCGGCAATCCATCGGCAGAATGACATAATTGCTCACTTGCGACTCACCACCCAAATTTCCCAATAGCCACACGACCCAACACGTTTGATGCTGGTCGGCACCCATGCCGGATCATGCACCACCGCACCACCCTGACAAACGACCACATGGTCCCCACCGCTCGGACCGGTGGAGCCAAACAACATCCAGGTCGTGTCGGGGTTGTTCGCACCCATCCAGTCGAGCACGCCTCCCACCGTCTCGTTGCCGTCGAGTGCGAAAGCAGTGATCGTCAACCCCTTGAGACCGAGCCAACGCCGCGCACTGGCACGCGCTTCATCGCCCGTCGCACCAAGGTCTGCAAAATGCGGCACGTGCTCCGGTTCGAGATCCATGATCGACGCGATGCACGCGCGCAGGCAATCACCGTAGGACGTGGGAGGATTGTGTTTAGTTCTACACATTACCGGAGTCACCTGCACCACCCCGGCACAGTCGCCGCAACATGAGACCGACCGTCCGTCACCCACGGTCTGAAAAACCCGACCCAATGCGCCGCATCCACATCACGCACGCAGGTGGGTCGGTTGCGCGGGTCAAGGTTCTGCTCCAGCGTGACCACCCCGCTCGGTGCTGCCTTGAGCAGCTGGGTCAGACTGAGCAGGTCGAGCACCATCGGGCCGGTGCTCGCTGGCACAGGCGTCCGACACGGATCAACGATACGCTCGCGCCAGGCGTCGAAGTCGGACGGGCTGTCAGGCCAGTAGCCGATGTTCTCCGAGATGCTGCACCCGAACGTGGTGATCGCGGTGGTGTAGCGCAGCGATTCGATCGGTGTGAAGTCGATGAAGCCACTCCACTGCGCTTCGGTGCGACATTGCTCCACCAGATCAGGTGTGGCGCGGATGTAGAAGGTGCCGGTGAACGACTCGACTTCCTCAATCACGAGATACGAGCGGTTCGACGCGAGCACTTTGCCGTTTTCCAACCTGAAGCACTTGAACGCTTCGTCGCAGTCTGAGTCGGGTGAGGCGACGACATGGGACAGGCGCGCGATGGTGTCGCAGGGGATTTTCATGCGAGAGTGTCTCCGAGAGCAGTGATGAGCCGCTGGATCAGCTTAATGTGGTCGGTGCGGCTGAACACCGCGAACAATTGATCCGCATCGAACAGACCGTCGCGTGCCGAGCAGTTGAGTTCGACGATGCATTCACCGCCTGCGCGCATGTGATCCCATGCTTCCGACCAATCACCCGAATCATCGCATTCAGTGAACCAACCGACCAACTCCTGAGCGTACCAGTCGTTTGAAAGCGAATCACCCTTGATCAGCAATTCGCCGAAATTGCAATCGACGGGATCGGCGGAGACTTTCGCGTAAAGCGTTCCAGCGGGTAAAGTGAGGAAAGTGGCTCGATCAACGATACGCATGATGGAGGGGCTCCTGTGAGATACTTACCGTGTTGAAGGTTTTTTCGCTTGAGGTCAACCCCCATCGTGTGTATCAGAGCGACAGAAACAACGGAGAATCACATGACCGCTTCACTGACTTTGACTGGTTCCGTCGCTGCCCTGTCTGCTGCACTTGCTGCGTTTGAGCGCGTTGACGGTGAGCCTGACGCTGGTAGTCGCACCGTGACGCCGCTGACCCCCACCGCAGACGCGGGAAACTCCCTGCCCGTGACGCAGACGGCTTCCACCGACACTGGTGCTGGTATTCCGGCACCGATGCCCCTCCCGTCCGCTCCGAGTGGGGTTGCATCGACCCCGATTGCACCGATCCCGAGCACGTTGCCCGACTCGACCGATTCGGAGGATGAAGATGGCGAGCCGAGCGACGGAACCGGTGTGGACGCTGAAGGTCTGCCGTGGGACGAACGCATCCACTCGTCCAGCAAGAAGAAGACGGCCAAGGGCGTGTGGGCCAAGCGGCGCGGTGGACCGAGTGGTGCGGGACTGGCAGCGATCGAAGCCGAACTGCGCGGCGAAACGCAGCAACCGCTCCCGATGCCGACCCCTGCGCCCGTGGTTCCGCCGATGCCCGCTCCGGTTGCACCAGTCGAGCCGGTCGCTGCACCTGTTCCGATGCCGATGCCCGCACCGGTTGCACCGCCCGCTCCGATGCCCGCACCCGCTCCGGTTGCGCCGGTTGCCGAAGAATGGGATTTCGCCAAGCTGATGATGCACATCGGCCCGAAGATGGGCAGCGTGATCACGCCGGAATATCTGGCTCAGGTGGTGCAGCGCTTCGGTTTGAACGCGATCACTGATGCGGCGACCAAGCCTGAAGTGATCGGTCAGCTGGTGGCGCAGTTCCAGGTGGATAACGTTTGGTGATGATCATCTACCAACATCAGGACGGTGGCTACTACGTCATCGCGGGTCAGTACCCCGTCCAGATGAAGATGGATGACGGGCGTTGGGAGCCGGCGGTTTACTACCGTCGCGTCTCCCGCGCACCGGACGGTCGGTGGATGTACGAAGGCAAGAACCACTTCTGCACCACACAAGCACGGTGGAACGAACGGTTTACGAGGTTGGAGGTATGATCACAGTCACCGCCACGGAACTCCCGAGAGTTATGCACTGCTTCGGTTCGCTGCACATGCCTCCTGCTGTGCCGGGCGGTGGTGATCCGACCGCACGTGACGAGGGGAACGCAGCACACTGGCTCGCCGAGCAGATGTTCAACGGCTCACCCGCTCACGCTGGTCTCACTGCACCAAACGGCTACGTGATCACCGACGACATGGTGGAGCACGTGAGCCAATATGTCAGCGCGCTCGACTGCGGCGAGATGGAAGCCGACACCAGTTACGCGGGTGCCGGATGGGAAGTGCGTGGTCGGGCTGATCATATTAGCTGGCGACCAGCATGGGACGGGGTGGTTCGACCGGGTAACGTATGTCGCGCACACAGCACACTCACCATCGACGATTTCAAATACGGGTGGCGCATCGTCTCACCCGTCCGCAACTGGACACTCATGTCTCACGCGATCGGTTGGGTCATCCGGCACCAACAGCGGCCCGACCGCATCACCTTGCGCATCCACCAGCCCCGACCGTATCATGCGGATGGGCCGCTTCGGGAATGGTCGTGCTCGTTCGAGGAACTGATGGGCTTCTACAGCCAGATCGAGCAGCGCCTCAGCAACCCGACCGACGAACTCGTGACCAGTCTGGAGCATTGCGCCAAGTGCCACGCGCTCGCCACCTGTCCCGCTGCTCGCAGTGCCAGCATGAACGCTCTGGATGTGGTGGATCGTGTGTTCACCGAGGACTTGCCGAAGCCGGTGCTGCTGCGCGAGATGGAACTGATGCGGCAGGCGGTCGGGCTGATCGAGGCGCGCAAGGACGCCATCGAGGAACTGGTGACGCACCGCATCAAGCAGGGTGAGGTGTTCGAGGGCTATGCACTGGAGCGGCGCTACGGCCAGCGCAGGTGGAAGACTGGATTGACCGGTGCGGCTCTTTCGCTTGCGGCGGGTGTGGATCTGCGCAAGGACGGGATCGTCACACCAGCTGAAGCAGAGCGGCGCGGTGTCAGCAAGGAAGCAATCGCGGCGCTGACGGACAGGCCGTTGCTCGATGCGAAATTGAAACAGATTGACGTTGATGCCCGTGCTCGGGGTGTATTTGGGAGCGGTGTGTGATACCGCAGGACCGTGATCTACGCTGTGCAGCACTTGCCGCAGCCGCTTCAACGTGCGGTGTTAGCAGCCCCGGCAAGGTTGTCGATACCGCTAAAGTCTTCTACGAATGGTTGACCGAATCGACTCCGTTACCTCCGCCCGCGTTTGGTTTCGTTGAAGCGGCTGCGCAATCGACGCAGAGTGCGACAGTGCCGGAATATCTCAGCATAGATGAAGCGTGTGAAATGATGGGGTTGTCCGAACCGACAATGCGCAGGAATGCAGCGACCAATCCTGACTTTCCGCAAAAGGTTAAAATTTCCAAACGCCGCGTTGCATATCGTCGCACGGACATCGAAAACTATCTGACGAATCAATAGGAAGCAAACCGATGAAGATTGAAGCAATCGTAATGAGTGTCGCAATTGATCCAACGAGACACGATCGACAGATCGTTAAGATAAAGGCGTCAACCTACAGTAGTGACGTAGAAATTACCACAAGCGATGACCGCTTTGAACCGCGATTCACAATTGGTCAAATCGTCAACGTCGAAATCACGAATCAATAGGAGAACATCTGATGCAAAAACTGATCGACACTGCTCTGCGTCTCGTGACCACCACCCACCTCACCGCTGTCGGTTACAACAATGACACCGGCACCGAGTTCACCACCTGCCTCGGTCGCATCGTGTGGGGCCACCCGCTCAAGCCGCAGGACAAGACCAAGGATGACGTGAAGGTGCTCGACTCGAACGGTCAGCCGATCAAGGTCTGGTCCTTCGGTGTCGCGTTCCCCAAGGCGGATTTCCAGCAGTCGATCCGGCCGCACCTCCATGCTGAAGCGGCGAAGGGTTATCCGAACGGCGTCCCGAACAATTTCACCTACAAGTACAAGGATGGTGACACCGATACGGACGCCAAGGGCAATCCGCTGTCGGGCAAGACCGGCTACGCAGGCAACTACGTGATCGCCTTCTCGACTGAACTGCAACCGCCGCAGTGCTTCGTGTTTGAGAACGGTGCGTATCGCCAGATCGACGAAACGATGATCAAGACGGGTGACTATGTGCTGGTGGGCGTCAACACCAAGTGGCACGGCCCGAACCCCAACGCGCGTGGTTCGCGCCCCGGTCTCTACATCAACCCGCTGACCGTCCTGCTGTGCTACCAGGGTGAAGCGATCTCGGGCAGCTATCAGGCTGATCCGAATGCCATGTTCGGTGCAGCACCGCCGCAGGTGGCGATGCCTGCCGGGGCTGCTCCGGTTGGTGCGCCTGCGCCGGGTGCGGCGGGTGGTATGCCTGCTGCACCGGGGACGATGCCGGGGATGGCACCTGCACCGACGCCGGGAGCCGCTGCGATGCCCGGTGCACCGGTCGCTGGTATGCCCGTCGCACCCGCACCGGCTGCACCGCCCGCGCCGACCGGTCCGCAGCGCCCCAGTGATCCGACGCACATCCACAACAACGGGAACGGCACGGAGCAGTGGTTCATCAACGGCGCTTGGGACGGTGGTGCTCATCCGGTGCCTGCAACGCTGCCGCCTCCGGCCACTGGTTTCGTGGATCAGGCTGCGGGGATGCCGGGTATGCCGGGTGCGATGCCGCCCCGCTGAGAGCGGGACAAGGTGCAGTGCAGGCCGGAGTGTATCTGGCCCGCCTGTCACTATGACTCCGTGTTAGATGATTGTGTGAGGTGGTGAGATGAGTGATTGCGGGTGGCCCATCGGTCAACTAATCGACCGCATCGAGGTATGGGCAGAAGATCGCAACCTGATCAGAGGTGCAACGTCCCAAGCGCAAATGCTGAAGCTGACCGAGGAAGTCGGTGAAATCGCTTCGGCTGTTGCACGTGGGAACCGTGATGCGCTGAAAGACGGGATCGGTGATGCGGTGGTGGTGCTGACCATCCTTGCCGCTCAGAATGATCTCACGCTCGAAGAATGCGTTGCCGCAGCCTACAACGAGATCAAAGATCGCAAGGGTCGCATGGTGGACGGTGTGTTCGTGCGCGAGGAATGACCGCCAAACGTCTCGCACACCACCTAGCAGTCTGCCTCACCTGCGGCGCTCGGTGCAATGCGACCAATGCACGTCCTTGGGCGCATCACCACGCGAGGCACCACGGACACACTGTTGAACTGCAACTCGGATGGGAGATTAAGCCGTGCATCAGTCAAGGATAGACAGCTTCATGGAAGCGCTGGTGAACGTCGCCATCGGCTTCGGTATCAACTTTGCCGCAAACTGGCTCATCCTCCCGTGGTGGTTCGGCATCGAAGCGGACGTGGGCAGTTTCGCACTGCTCGGGGTGATCTACACCTTCATCAGCATCGCTCGGTCCTATGTGATCCGGCGCGCGTTCAACGGGCAGACCGTGTGGGAAGCATTGAGTGGGCGGGTGCGTCGTGGCTGACCTGACACCACCCCGCTCGCTTGATCTGGACGGCTTCAAGCGCCTCGGGTGTCGCCCGATCATCGTCACGGTCAACGGCGCAGTGCAGCACTATGTTCTGGCGTATAACGTGACCGAGGGATGGGTCGAGCGATACAAGTTGAACCAAGCGGGCGGTTTCATCGTGTGCGGCGATAGCTACGTGAGCGAGTTGGTTCGTGGTGTTGTGATGGTGTGGTGGGGATGATGACCATCGACCTAACCACAGCACTCGTCTACGATAACGAGTGTCTTCCGAACGTATTTTTGTGCTGCATGTCGCCGCTCTACGGTCAGCACTACGACATTTACGAAATCAGCGAGTTTCGTGACGACCGCGCAGCACTGATGCAACGGCTCAACTACATACATCAGCATCAGATCGCCATGATAGGATTTAATTCAGAATCCTATGATTATAGCCTGTTGCATCTGCTGTTCACGAACCCCAACGCAACCTACCAGATGCTCCACGCCAAGTCCCAAGCGATCATCAACTCGGGATACGGGGACAACCGATGGGCGCACACCATCTGGCCGCGTGATCGGTTTGCGCCGCAGATCGACTTGCTCAAGCTGCACCACTTCGACAACCGCGCCAAGACGACCAGCCTCAAGGCGCTCCAGTTCGCCATGCGGTCCAAGTCGATCGTTGAGTCGACGCTTCCCTTCGACCGTGCTGTGACGCAGCAGGAGATCGAAACAGACCTGATCCCCTACAACAAGCATGACGTGCAGGAGACGAAGCAGTTTGCGCTCTACTCGCTCGACGCGATCCAGTTTCGCATCGGGCTGATTGAGCAGTTCGGCATCGAGTGCCTGTCGTGGAATGACACCAAGATCGGTGAGAAGATGCTGGAGCAACGGCTCGGGCAGGACGCCTGCTACGAGTGGCGCGATGGGCGCAAGCACCGCAAGCAGACCGTCCGCTCGTCTGTGGCGCTGAAGGACATCATTTTCCCCTACGTCCGGTTTGAGAACCCCGAGTTTCAGCGTGTGCATCGCTTCATGCTTGACCAGGTGCTCACCCCTGACGAGTTGGACGATGAAGACAGCACCGCGATCAAGACCAAGGGCGTGTTCACCGATCTGACCGCTGATGTGGGTGGTCTGACGTTCCACTTCGGCACGGGCGGCGTCCACGCCAGTGTTGAAGCGCAGCGGTTCCATGCGACCGACGAATGGCTCATTCGAGACATTGACGTGGCGTCCCTGTATCCGTCTCTGGCGATCGTGAATCGGCTGTCCCCGGCGCACTTGGGCGAGCGGTTCGTTGCTGAGTATGCGAAGATCCCCGCCGAGCGCAAAGAGCACGCCAAAGGGACGTATATGAACGCGGCGCTCAAACTCGCCGCAAATGGTGCATGGGGTAAATCGAACAGCGCCTACAGTGTGTTCTATGACCCCCAATATGCAATGCAGGTGCCGATCAATGGGCAGTTGCTCATCTGTATGCTGGTCGAATGGTTGCTCGCTGTGCCGACGCTCAGTCTGGTGCAGGCGAACACCGACGGTGTGACTTATCGGATTCACCGTGACCACTTGGATCAAGCGAAGCAGGTTGAACAAGCGTGGCAGGATTACACTTGTCTCGTGCTTGAGGATGCTTCGTATTCGGACATGTGGATACGCGACGTGAACAACTACGTCGCACGTGACACGAGTGGTAAACTCAAACTCAAGGGTGCATATTGGCATCCCGACCCACTGGACTATGCGGGCAGCATCAGCAACGCCTCACCGCCCAGCTGGCACAAAGACCACTCGAATATCATCAGCACACGCGCCGCAGTGCTGGCAATGGTCCACGGGGTCGATCCGGCCCACGTGATCCGGGCGCACACCGACCCGTTCGATTTCATGCTCAGGTGTAAGGTGGGCCGCACTGACAAATTGCTGCACGGTGAGCGGCAGGTGCAGCGCGTGTTCCGGTATTATGTCGCTCGTGAGGGTGCAACACTGGTCAAGATCGCACCACCCGTTGCAGGTGGTGTGGTTGGGCAGTGGAAGCGTGCGAACGGTGTGAGCAAGGCGCAGTATGATGCGGTGATGGCTGAAACAGGTGGGGACTGGTCCCCCTTGGTCTGCACGAAAAATCGTAGTAAGTACGAAAATCGTCGTACGTCCATTGAACAAGGGTGGCTGGTTGCGGACTGCTGTGATGCGAGTCACTTCGATTGGAGCAATGTGAACTACGATTACTACATCGCTGAGGCACGGAAGCTGGTGATTGCTTGACAGGTGGTAAGTTTTGCGATACACGAGTCGCAACATAGGAGATGAACAATGCGTAAAATTGCAGCACTTGCCACACTTGCGGCAGCACTCGCTGGTTGCGTCACCACCAGCCCGTCAGCGGGTATTCGCTCGCTCGGTCCTGACACCTACATGGTCTCGGAGATGAGCGGCTTCGGCAACGTGGTCGAGCGGGCCGCTGTGTTCTGTTCGTCGCTCGGGCAAACCGTGCAAGTAACCGGCAACACGACGCAAACGGGCATCGCCAGCGGCGATCAGTATGCTGTCATCATGTTCCGGTGTGTGTCGTGAACGATCCAGTGAACCACCCGAAGCACTACACCGCACATCCGTCCGGTGTTGAGTGCATCCAGATCACCGAGCACATGGGGTTCAATCTTGGCAACGCGGTGAAATACATCTGGCGTGCCGATCTGAAGAACGATGCGATCGAGGACTTGCGGAAGGCGGCTTGGTATATCAATCGTGAGATTGAGCGTCGGACCAAGCAGGCACCCTGATGCGAGGCTTCACGGGCGGCACAGGGTCTTCGAGTTGGATCGGCATCCGCTCGCGCAGACCCCACTTTGAGTGCATCAGGAACAGGTTTTGCTGCGGTGGCTCGACCACCACACGCAGATCGTCGGCATACTCGCTGTAGCCTGGCACTGAGCCGTTGGAGAGCACGTTCCCCGGATTACCCGATATGTGGTAGTGACCGTGCAGAATGGTGTCCAACTTGACCCCCATGCTGGCATACTGCGCTTGGATCTTCTTCGTGCCTCGGACGATCGGCAGGAACGGGCCAGCGAACCCCTGACCACCACCCGTCCCCATCTTGTCACCGTGCGTGTTGAGGACGACGCGACCAAATATGGGGGTCATCTGGTCTTTGGCTGCACTGATCTGAAACGTGACAGTCGGATCGTCAGCGAACTCGCGCTGCACCATAGCCCCGATCATCATGTCATAGCTGAGACGGCTGTAGAGTTTGGCTGTGCTCTTGGGGGTGTTCCGTCCGTGGTTCCCCGGCACACAAGTCACATGGACGCGACCAAACACCCGCTTGAGTTCACGGATCGCCGCACAGGTTTCCTCGACCATCGCCTGCACCTGCTCGTGCGCGGTCAGGTCGTTCGTCATGCGTAGTTCTTCGTGGATGTCCCCGCTGATCAGGTCGCCACCGAGCCCGAAATAAGCACCGACACACTCGGTATCCTCGGACCACCGTGAACCGATGTTACAGGCGGCAGAGATGTAGCGCCTGAGCCGTTTGCGGCAAATCTCACTGTCGAAAGCGTTGATACCGTGAATCTCGTCCGCAGCGATGCGCTCGCCCATGTGAACGTCCGACCAGTAGCAACCCACCACGGACTGTGCGCGGGTGCTGGATGGCACGGGTGCGTATTCCGGCACCTGATATGGCACATCGCGGATGCCACCCAGCTGCTCGACCAAGTGCTCCAGTTCACCAATCTGGCGCGTTACGGCGTTGGCTTTCTTGCGCCAGAACGCCGCGTCGTGGACCTCACGGGCTGGGGGTGGCGGTGGTGCGGATGGTGCGGGGCGTGAGCCGAGTATTCCAGCCTTGCGCTTCACGTCCTTGAGCATCTTGGACGGTATTGACGGGTGGAAACCGAACTGACGAGTCACCTCACCACCGTTGCCATTTGCGGCGATGATTGCTTCAAGCACTTCACGCTGACGCGGGGTGCAGTATTCCAGCAGCGCCGGATCGACGATCAGTAGCTTACCCATCAGAATACTCCGAGAAACTTGCGGCGGCTCTTGCGGACGGCGGCTGCATCACGCTGCTCACACCGCTCGACGATGCCGATTGCCTCACGGGTTCGCTCGTTGGCCTTGTCGAGTTGTCCGGTTTGAGCGTCTGCGAAGACGATCCAGTCGCCAACGGTGGAACCTTGCGGCAAGTCCGCGCCCTGGACCCCCTCGCGCCATTCAGGGGGCAGGAGCGTCGAGCAGGCAGTCGGGGTGCTCACGATAGGCGGTGCGGAGACACAACCGCTCGATAGCAAGGCGCTGGAGATCAGGATCAATCGGCGCATCTGCACCGGGTGCTTCACGGATGACACGTTCGGTCTCCCTCGTGATCACGTCCACACGACGCTCGTGTTCGACAGTCCTGCCAACGCTT